TTTGCTGGCTGCGCGAACGTACCAATAGTAGGAGAGTCGCCTGCTGTAGAGTTTACTGTCACTCCAGTAACGAGAGCTACATGTTTTACAAACAAACTATCAACAGCCGCTGACAATGTTGTTGCGCCAGTTACAGCAAGAGTACCTGTTACAGCAAGAGTACCGCCAACGCTGGCGTTGTTGCTATAGGTAGAATTAGTAGTGACTTCACCTGTGTCAGCGTCTTTTGTGATGTCGTTGAAACCGTTTTCGGAACGGACTGCTCCGGTAAAAGTTGTATTCGCCATGAGTATCTCCTGTCGTGGCTAATGTCAGGTACGGGATGCACCTGTCAGGGATGAGTTTTTATACCACACAAAAAGAAAAGGGGCAACAAGTGCCCCCTTCTTATATAGCGTCTTACGCGCCGGGTGATCCGAAAATCCCTAGGGGATCAGATACGCCGAACGAATATCGCTCTCTAGCTTTATAGCGGCTGTTGCCCGTATCAAAGTCAGCATCCATAGATGTAGACATTGGAGAACGAACAAAGTGCTTTAAGCCATTTGGTATGTCGGTGGTAAAGAACCACGCATCAGTATCTGTTAGATAATGATTGATTGTGTAACCTTCTGGAATTGAACCGTTGTTACGGATCGCGTTCAGATCGTTATCAGCAGTACCAACACGGCCTTCGGTTTCCAACAAACGAGTTGCAACGAATTGCAGGTTTGGTGGAATTACCAACTTACGAGGTCTAGCAGCAATCAACAAGCCACGCTCATCAGTCCAGCTAGAGACCTGAATAACGGCGGCTTCTAAAGAAGTCTCGTTAAGGTCAGCAGCAGTGCCGGGAGTGTTTGAGTTGGTGCCACCGTTAACTAACGGGTGAGCCGTGCTACATAGAGCTACACCATCGCCGTAAACATTAGTTCCACTGAACGCATTGTTCAATATGGAAGCAGCTTTTACTTGCTTGGTGTACGCCATAGCGCGTGCTAGAGCCTTGGTATAACGAGATGACAGTGAGTCATACAAGTTATCTTCAATCGCTTCCTCAGTGATTGAAAAGCCCATAGCCACGGTCTCGTGCGTGTATCTAGCTGTAAATGCTTCTTGCGCGTTATCATATTCGATAGCAGCGCCTTCACCTTTGACAGGTGCAGCAGAAAAGCCTGATAGCTTGGTTTCTTCTTCAAAAGAACGGTCAGAAGTCTCTGATTCAAAGATTTCTTTATGCTCTTCGCCGTACTTCGCATACTCCATACCAAATAGAGCGTTAAGCCCCGGTAGGAGTTCCTTTAGCAGTTGTGCGCGTGAAATAGCCATTATTTAACTCCTGTTACGCTGTGCCGGTGGAAGCATAATACTCATGCTGACCGAAGTTAATTTTAACAATAGCCTCTGGATACTGTCGGAATACAAGCGTGGAGCTTGAAGCGAAAGCAGTAATAGGCGCTTGGTTGAGAACAACACTTGTTGCCCCAGCGGCAGCAGCCGTATCTACAAATGATCCAGAAGCAATAAAGTTACCATTAGAGTCTAAGGAACCCACATCAGTACCAACTACCAAAGCTTGTGGCAGAGCCGAACAAGTTACAGTAGCAGTAGAAATGGAGCCAAACGTAGACGTACCTAAAGACTTCTCTGTGTCTTCAAAAACTGAGAGCATACGAAGCGGTAAAGCTGCCGTAGTCGCAGGAGTATTGCTAGGAGACAGAAGTGCATTACTAGAATTACCAGTTGTAGTGTTACCTACAGTGTTAATCATAGCGATGTTCTGCCCAACCATTGCTTGTGCAACAGAAGCAATAACAGTAGTTGCAGAGCAAGCTGCTATCTTGAAACATAGATCAGGATCATCAGCAACAATACCCACAATATCACCGGCTGCTGTACTAGCAGGGTAATTTTGAGAGAATGTAAGCTGCTTGGTATTTGGATCTGTAAAGCTACAACCTACAAATACGCCGACAACGGTGCCAACTGTACCAGTAGTTACTGCTATACGTTCCAAGTTACCTCTAACAAGTGCTACTAAATCTCCATTGAAGATTCCAGTACCATAATTGTTAATAATTTTATACTGTCGGGTAGACCCGACGTACTTTTGCCCGCCAATTAGATTGACTGGCTTTAGCCCATAAGGGGCATCAATAGTTGGATAAGCCATGCTAACCTCTTAACATTTAAATTTATTTACCCTTGCCAAACGATACGCTTGTTTTACGTTCGTTAAACATGGGCATACGGGGGTCGTTTTCTCGCATGAGGTTGTTGTCTACAGATTGCATCTGAGACTGAGTTTGAGCATCGTAGTGTTCAGTCCGCTCTTCGACCATCTCTTTTGGAGCCTTACAAAGCATTAAGCCACCCATTACCACGTTTTCTGCAAAGCGTTCATTCTCTACATTGACCATAGTTATTTCTGGGTGATCTACGGATTTAACCGGCTCCCAACCTTCACGTAATTTTGAAGATACATTAGTAGCGTCAATTTGACCTTGTGTGCTCACGCGCACCCACCGAAATGTGTATCCGTCTTGGTCATCAGGAGAAGGCAATACTTCAGCCCTGTTCCAATGCTTCTTACGAGTACTTTTTTCGCGTGTGGTATGTTCGCGGTCAAGTCTGTTTGTAGCCATTATGTATTCCTCATTTCTAGTGCAACCTGTTTGGCGTATTCTTCGAGCGGTACTCCAAGTCTTTTAGCTATAGCCACTTGTGAATGCGATAGTGTCACCTTTCTAGGTGCTGTGCTCCGCGTAGCGGGTGCAACCACATTTGACCGTTGCCTAGTCTTAGGTTCCTCAACCATAAGATCCCCAAAATTTTCGGGGAATATTTTTCGCATACGAGAATCAATAGTCTCGTAGTATTCATTACTTTGCGGATTAACTCCGCCTTTAATCAATTTTTGATGTAGTCCCATAGCATATGCAGTCATCTCATCATCAGAATGAAACCAAGGGTTTCTTGCTACCCATTCTTCAGCTTTTTGATCACGAGCCGGGGCTGGTGTTTCATTGTTTTGTACAGGAGTTTCTTCTTCCTGTAAAGCCGGTAACCTAAAGTTATCTAGCTTATCTGACTTTATCTTAGCATTAGTTAGCTCTTCTTGCGCTAATAACAGGCGATCTGCGTCACCTGCTTCGTAAGCGTCCTTATATGCTATCTTTGCTCCGTTTAACTCTGAACCAACAACTTTTTTAGCTTGCTCAAGCAACGCTTCTCGCGTGTCGCCTACATCGCCTTTAAGATTATTATTTTCTGCGACCAGACGTTGAGCAAAATTTTCTAGCTCTTGTCGTTCTCGTTGAGCAGATTCTTTGGCCCTGCGTTCGTCGTGATAACCTTTACCAAGATATTTTATTCTTTGCGCGACTGCTTTTGAGTAACTTTCCAACTCCTCTTCCGTGACTTCAGCCGGTGGCGTAGATGGCTTACGGTCACGATCAGCCCGTGGCGTATCGTCAACGACTTCAATTTCAAAGTCTTCGTCAGGTTTTTTACCTTCCACTTTAGATTCCACAGGAGTATCTGCATACTCGTCTGCATTCTTCTTACCAGAGATATCAATTTCAACTGCACCCGAACCCTCTACTTCTAAATTAGAAGTCTCATTTTCGTCATCTGGAAAATTATATTCAACTTTTTGAAACGGCATGGTCTACTCCTTATGCTCTTTGAATGCCACGGGGATCGGCTACAACGGCTTCAATAGAATCATCGTTCATTAAACGATATTCAGAGCCTTCAACGGTAAATCTAGTGCCGGTGTTAGCGCGGAACATTACGTAGTCCCCTTGCTTACACCACGGCCCATTAGGAAACCTGTCTGGATCACTATAGGCTTGTTCACCCATATCTAGCACAAGTCCTATAATAGACATGACCTGCTCGTGATTCTTAGTGGTTACTGACTTTAATAGGTCAGTGCCCTCAAACTCATCTTCCACTACCGGCATAGCAATCAACACCCTATAACCCACAGGCATAGGTAATTGCGCTTCAAATTCTTCTTCAGTTGGTTCTATAGCTTGTATAGCTTCAGTCATCTCCGTACTCCAAATTTCGCGAGAGGTCTTCTACGTATCCCAGACAGGCTTCGAGACCTCGAATCAAACCTGTGGTTTCTTTGTACATGGCAAAGTCTTTAGCTCCGCCACCACTTAGAAATTGTAGTGCAGAGGATTTATCATCCTCGATTTTGTTCTTTAGTACGTCTAAGACGGTTGCTGCCATTATTGGCCTCTAGTTTTATTGGAATCTTTCATAGCTTTAAACATGTCAGTATCTGCTTTAGCGTTATCTTTGCGGCGATCTGCTGCCATCTTTACACCATCTCTTTGTAAGCTAATCCCTAGCTCTTCTTCTTTAAGTTGTAACTCGGCTTGCTGCATCTGCGCGTCTACTTGTTCTCCCCGCGCTTTTATCTGTAGCTCTTGCTTTTTAAGCTCGGCATCCATTTGATCTCTTTGTGCTTTAAGCTGTAGCTCTTGCTGCCTAAGCTGCATATCTGCTTGATCGCCCTGCATCTTGCGCTGAACTTCTTGCTGCTTGATCTGTAGCTCTTGCTGCTGCATCTGTACAACAGGGTCTTGTTGTTTCTGCTGTGCTTGCTGTTGTGCCGCCTGCTGTTGATTTTGTTGTGCAAGTTGTTGCCCAGCCTGCGCCATAAGACGGGCCAAGTTGACCTCCATGTCTTCTGGTAGCTCTGCATTGGGATTAGGTAGCGGTACACCTAACTTCTCTTCCATAGACTTACGGTATTTAAACGCCAAGTGCTCTGCTATGTGTGCCTGTAACGCCGCAGCCATTCGCTGTGCTTGGGGGTTTTGCCCCATTACTTGGGCAATCATAGGGTCTTGCATAAACGACTGGTGAGCCGCCATATGCGCTTCGTGGTCTTGGTAGATAAACGCTTTCATGGGCTTACCGTTCAAGTTGTTCATGTTCTCACTGACTGGATCGGTAGGTCTTATGTCATCGTCTACTGGGACGAGTTTATCTGCGTTCTTAACCCCTAATACTTCTATCATCTGCCGGTGTAGCTGTGGCAGGTCGTAGATCTGGGGGGCTGACTGCGACATCTGCAATACCGCTTGGTACTGTACAACCCGCTGGGCCATTGTAGAGCTATTAGGATCACTGACAGGGATTACATCCACCATCATATAGTCAGCTTGACGCGCTGTAATCTCACCACGAAACGGCTCGTAGGCGTATTCCGTATCTGCGTGCTCAGACATAATAGCTTTAAGGAGTTTAAATTCCTGCTTCATAGCGTAGTGAACACGGGCCTGTACAGCAGCCATAGGCTTTAACGTACGCTCTAATAGCGCCAGCGTAGTACCCACAGGAGCATTGGCTGACATGTCAGAGATGTTCATGTCACTGATAGCGCCCAACCGCCGACCTTCAGTTGTGATCTGGTTAAGTAGGGCTAATAGAGTCTGGCTAGGCTCCTTATAAGGAAGCGGCATGATGTTGTCGCGGATACTGCCTGATGGTACATCTACGTCTTTCCACTGACCCGGTTCAATAGGAGTGTCATCACCTTTAATACGTAACCCACGAGCTTTTAAACCGCCCGGTAAGTTAGATAGAGTACCTGCGTCTACAAGCTGACGTATGATTGACGTACCTGCGCGGGCGTACCCACCAATGATGTGGATCAATCCAAGGCCATAGAATCCAAATCCGGGTACGTAGACGTAATGCACGAAGTGCTGCCGCTTTAACTGTAAATCATCTTCTGGGTTCCAATTACGGCGTATGCCCAATACTTCTTGTGTGCCGCGCTCAATAGTTACAATGTATGGTTTTGCAATTTCATCACTGTCTTCTTCGTCAATATCATCTAGTACAAGATCTGCGTGAATCTCATATACGGCGTAGCGGTTGTCATCAGTTATAGAGTAACCGCCTTCTTCGGCCTTACGCTCTTCTATATCAGTGTGGTATGGCTGCGGATCACCTAGCTCTACGTCACGGTAAAACCCTGCTGCCTGTAGTTTGCGTATCTCGTTCTTGGTCTTACGCATAATGTGCGTAACACGTTCTGCGCTCTCTATATGGGACGCGCCGTAGGGTACAACTACATCTTCCGCAGGTATGTATATAGCGGTTTGGCGGCCCATGTTTGGATCAAAGTAAACTTTCTTAAACGCGCTACCTGCCAGCCCTAGGCTGTATAAGAGGCGTTCATGCTCTGGTCGGTACTCCACCATGCGCTCAGTAAGCTCATAGTTCATATCCGCTTTCACGCGGGCTGCGGCGGCTTCTTTGTCTTTGTCTTCTTCGCCGAGGATCTTTACCCGTACTGGGCCAGCGGCTGGGAACGTCTCTGACATTGTTTCTGCTTGGAACCGAATAGCAGCTTCGGCAAGGACTGTGGAATACACACCGCACGCACCTTCCCACGGTTCACTACGTTCTTCGTATTTAAAGCCAAGAACATCTAATCCCTTGACAAAGGTATCGGCCCAATCTTTACGGCTTTCGATGTCGGCTTCAACTAGCCCAATAAGCTCATCAGATAACTTGTTAAGCGCATTTTCTTCCATCTCTTCGGCTATGTTGGAATCAAACTCGCCGCTTTCAATATCTTCACCGGGCATTATGGTAATTTCAACACTACCGTCATCTAGGGTGACGCTTTCTGGATTTACAATCTCGATCTCAAGCTCCGCCTCTTCCCCATCCATCAGTTCACCTTCTATGCCCTGTGGAGCAGCGTATAGTCCTTTCTCAATAGCCATAATGTATCTCTAGTAGTAGCCGCTTCCGCGTCTCTTAAAAAATCTCTGTTCTTCTGGCTCATCGCTGGGTAGTCGTATAAACCCACCCTGCCTAAATCGCATGAGCGCCATGACCGTGGAGTCAACTAAGTCATCATTACTCATAAAGGGGAAACCGGCAATCTCCTCAACTACTTCTTCTGCCCAGCGCGTCATAGGAACCCAGCATAATCCAGACGCTACAATATCAGATACTGCGTTTAACCGTGCTAGTTTATCGCCTGACCCTCTGTGTGGTGTGTATTCTGACACAGGTAGACCCATACGTCTCATTTCTTGGTACAACGCTGTACCTGATGACTTCTTCTCCACAATAAACGAATCAGGTTCCCATTCGTTGTATTCTTCCAAGGCCATAGCTTTTAGCTCTGGAAACTCCATCCGTTCCTTTATACTGTTTAGTAGGATGATGTTATACGCATTGGCATCTTCATTATAAAATACACCCCACGTAGTAAGCGCAGTATAGTCAGCGCGGTTGTGCTTTTCGGCTGCTGCGTCTAGTGACATGATTATGTATTCGCAGGATGGAGGCTGTTCCTTTTCCCACTCGTTCCACCACTCGCGTTTAACGATAGCCGCTTCTTCTGCTGTGGGCATCTGCTGGTACTGTGCGTTCCACTGGTACGTAGGCATGGACGCTTTGGTGCGTAACAGGGCTTCTAAGTCAAAAAACTCAGGCCACAATGGTTTTTCTATAATTTCTTCTGTTTCTGCGTCTTCAACTTCTAATATGGCAGGGAATTCAACAACTTCGTACTCGTCTGCCCGCTCATTCTGGGACATATCGCGTGTTAAACGCCCAGTTAGGTCATCCATGTGCCATCTGGTCTGTATAATAGCTACACGACCCCCCGGCATTAGACGAGTACGCGCACCAAACGTGAACCACTCGTACGCTTTCTCAAATACACTGAAATTACCGTTAATAACGTCCTGCTCTGAGTGCGGATCGTCTACCAACAGCAAGTCAGCACCACGACCAGCCAGTGCCGAGCCAATACCACACGCATAATACTCGCCACCAGAGTTAGTATTCCACCTACCAGCCGATTTGGAGTCCACTGCAAGCCGTACGGTAGAGAATATAGACTGGTACTCGTCAGTAGAGATAAGATTTCGTACCTTACGACCAAAATCTACTGCCAAATCAGTGGTGTGGGACACCATCATGACTTTTTTATTGGGATTACGCCCTAAGAACCATGCTGGGAAGAAGATAGAGACAAGTTGTGACTTGCCGTGGCGTGGTGGGATGTTTACGCAGATACGATCCTTGTCCCCAGCCTCAATTGCCATAAGCATATCCGCTAGTATGCGGTGGTGTTTGCCCACAATAAAGTCAGGCATCATTCGTTTGCAGAATTCTATAAGGTCATCGTACGCGGCTTGATTAATTTTACGTGCTGTTAGCTCGTCAACGATACGATTTATCTCTACAACTTCATCTGTAGAAAACGAATCAAGGTTATCCAACATCTGCTGGACTTCTTCCTCTGTAAAGTCGGGAACGGCTTCAATCATCGTAATCTTCGTGCCCCTCTTCCTTTAGCCCTAGCTCTGCTTCTAGGTCAAACACCTCCCCATCTAAGATAATAGCATCCTCTATCTCTTCTTCTGGGTTAATTAGTTTCTCTAGCTTATCCCGTAACTTGTTACGTAGATCATCTGTAGATTGGTGTGTAACGGTGACTTCTGACTTCTCTGCGAACAATCCTACGTCTGAGATCTTACCTAGTAGTTCTAATGAACGTATTCGTATGCGTGGGTCTGCGTTCTCTGACTCTAGTAGTAGCTTGTTTGTAACTAGATAGCGTATCTGAACAGCACTTTCTGCAACAGAATGCCCAAACTCTTGGAGTATGTTGTTAGTTAGTACAATAGAAGCGGGGGTAAGTGTTGCCGCTTTCTTCTTAGTAACTTTCTTAGAAGTTTTTTCTGGATTATCTGCGTAGGCAAGTGAGAGTTTTGCTGCTACGTCTTCATCTTCTTGGGTTGGGGTTATGTCTAGGCCGTGGTCAGCCAGCTTTACCGCCGTGTTGCACGCAGCTTCTGCACGTCCTTTTAAATCTATGTTGGGCACGTCATCCGAAAATGGCACACCGATTTCAGGTTCGATGATTAACGTCATAAATTGTTTCGCTGGCTATAAGCCGTTGTGCGAAATATACCACAAAAAAAATTTTTGGCTAGGTACTTATATTTTAGGGGTGGGGGGTATTCTG